CAGGCCAACGTTTAATCAAGGCACGCAAGACCTTCTCCAATGATGTGGAGATTAAGCTTTGATGTGGCTGCGGGTTATTCGGGAATTCTTCTCGGTAAACATCAATAAGTTGGCGCATTAAGTCATTGACCTTAAGCTTACTGCTGCTAGTAGTAGTAATAGTATTATTACTACTTAATGAGTTAGGTTCTTCTGGTATAGCATTGTTAGAACTAACAAGAGTCTTGTTAGAATCAACAAGGGTGTTCAAAAGTATGTCACGCAGGGATGGGAAGTACTCTAGCCCTTTATCTGTAAGGGTGTACCATACAGTATTGTCGTATTTCTTCTTGTTAAAAGTGTTAGTAATAATCAAATCACGGTCAATACAGTTCTTAATTATCGTGCGGATATTCTGAGTAGACCAGAACCCGAAATATTTAACGAAATCATTGACGGTGCTATATGACCAGTAACGGTCATCATGGAAGTTTCTCTCGGAGGGATCTTTCTTTGTTGCGTTAAATCTTACCCAGGTAGCAAGATTGGCCATAAAGATACAAAGGTTGGCATCTTTCGTATCGTTCATTAATCGTTCATTAATCGTTAGATTCATGGTATAATTCCTTCGTGATCTTAGTGTCACGTTCAGTAGGGAAGTATTTAACGCAAACAGCTGCCAGGCTTAGATATTGCGTTTCCAGTTGTAGGGCAGGATGCCCTCATTTAATCGTCTATGTTTTCAAGTAATTTCTCCGCTATAGATAATCTTATATTCAATTCTTCTTCGCTTATGTCTGGGAAATCCCGAATTATGCGTGTGCGAATGACATCCAGTATATTCATGATCGACATCCTTTGTCTTGTCATTGAGAAAATGGAATAAATAAAATTGTGATGTAATGCTTGATTCTGTGGATCGATGATGTAAAATTGGCGACATGTAGCTGTGCTTCCCTTTTAAGTTCAGTTGCGCAGAGAATAATTAAGGTTGCAACTTAACTATTCTTGCCTTCAGCATGATTGCTTGCGGGGAGGTCTATGCGACCTTCCCTCGAATGGTGATAATTTACTCCGAAAAGTGTTCTAATTCAATGCCTAAGTTATGTCTTATTTCAGCTAGCTCAGTTAAATTGACTAAATTTCCATCTTCAAAGACCGTTTCCAAGTGACCATCACACTCACCCGATTCAGTAGTGTCATCATTCAGATAAAATTTCCCTGTTTCCACATCCATTCCTACGTGTAATAAGCCACGCGCTGATTTCTTCTTATTCCCATCACTGGCTGTGATTGGGTCTTTGTAAATCGCATGGCGTTTGCCATTAATAACCGCACTCGTAGCCTTCATTGCAAAGCCGAACGTGTCACGCGTGACGTACTGATAGGTATAGCTACCCACCCCAAATACAATATTACTCGAAGCAAAGCCTTTTTCCTCCATGATTTGAAGAATTAAAGCTGCTCTCTCGACTGTAATGGCATCACCGTAAATCAGTCCAACTTTTGGATTAAGTTCTTTGTAACCCGCTGCGTTGATTCGACCACCGAAAGTTTCCCATAGTAGCTGCAAAGCTCCTTTGTTGGCTGGAGTATCAGAAACCGCGCACATATCACCACATACGATGTCAACAGGATTACCAGAATCAGGGCGTATAACCACTTTGCCTTCTCTCTCATTGATTTCCTTATACAAACTCGGTAAGTACACGGTCAATGTTTGCCAAAAATCATACGAGTCGCATACTACTGATACAATTCCTTCAGGGTAAACCTCGGTAATCAATCGCTTAATCGTCTGGTATTCCCCTTCGGCTCCGTTACAACACATCACACTATGCTCGGTAGCTGGAACGCTAGTACCGACAATACTGGCGGTAGCACTTGCATCATAGTGGTGATTTAATAGGTCAATTGCGCTAACACAGTCCGTTCCTTTGAAGCTGGTCAAGTGAGCTGCGCCCGATAAGGTTGCGTCATTCCATCCTGACATACCACGGAAGCTAAAGTCATGCGCCTGATAGTCTACGAAGGACTCGTCAGCTCCAGTTTTCTTCGCGTACTTGGTTAGTAATCGCTTGAACTCGAAGGCAATTGTCGCGCTGGTAATAGCTTTCCATAGACTCGCTGAAATAATAGTTTCAAGATAATTAGTGAGCCAAAAGAAATCAGGATGAGTATTGACGATAGTTAAAACTGGAACCCCAATTGGGACTCTAAATCCTTCATTAATCGCCTTGATTCTAATCGGCAAGTACTGAAGGTCATGCAGTGCTTCGAGGTGAGCGCAGTCGAAGTTTTCAATGCCTAGAGCGTCTTGAATTAAATCCTTGTATTCATCAATTATAGTCTTCTTATCTCTATCGAAGAACAGAAATTTCCATTGCTCCATCAGATAATCTTTGATGAAGGATTGAATGCCGAAGACGACTACCTGGTCATCAAAATCCTTGAGCAAACTGTGGTTCTTCTTAACATAGCGCGGGGTGAAATTGGAGTAGATTTCTGTGGTTCCCTCTGGGTACTGTCTGCGGTGATCTACCTTGTAGAAATCGATTGCGAATAGTGGATTATGGTACATACTCATGCTCCCTGAGAATGGTTAATCTTTCATTAGATTTGAATTTATCGTCATGTAATACATGGTGACAAATGATGTGCTTAAAGTTCTGCTGCAATAGGTCTAAACCCTTACTGAATATGCCATGGGTGACATAGAGATATAGATTCACTGCCCCCTTCACCTTCAGGATTTGAGCTGCTTGGTTGAAGGTTGCTCCACCGTCACAGATGTCGTCAATGATGAGGATATTATAGCTCTCGACATTCCGACTATATTTATCAAAATTCATTCCAGTTATGCGACCAGTTTCAGGGCATCTATCCTTATGTAAGTTCACGGGAAGTGCTATATCAAAGTAATTACATACATCTGCGACTCTTCCATAAGCACCATCATCTGGAGCGCAGAGAATGAGGTTACTCAAATCAAAATCATCCAACACTTTATATCGGTCAAATATATTCGTAGCAGTCACGAAGAACACTTGCGTCTCAGAGAATAATTCCTCCGTTTTCTCCTCATTGTGTACGTCCCAAATACGTATTGCGGAAACTCGTAGGCTGTCAAGAAATCTGCAAATTACCTCAAGGCTATGTGCTTCACCAGAGCTACAGACTCTATCCTGCCTGGCATAGGGTAAGTATAGGACATCAAGATCAATATCCCATATACCCATATTCTTTAATGCGCTTACCGTTAAGGCTAAGAAGGTTATCTCGCTGGCATCAATGGGTTTCCAGGTCAAAATAGCCCGTTCTGAGTCAATCTCTTGAGGTAGTTTTATCTGAAATTCACCACCTGAGAAGACAAAATGATCAATCGGTTCGTTGTTCAAAAGCAGCATGGTCAAAGTCCTTTAAATGTGATTTCATATGCAGATAAGAAAAAAGGACTCCTGCGCGGAATCCTCTTCGATAATCCTTATTCTCATCCGTACTAATTTCCTGCTCAAAATCTTCCATAGCAGCGTTAGTATGTATGTCCAGGAACTCATTCAGTTGCTTCATCATTCCTCCGAATAACCTTAAGCAAGTAGAAAGCCAATCGGTCTATGACCACGAGCCACATCATGAGAACGAGGGTAATTAGTATAATATCAGCCCATAATGGCATGAAATTATTCGATATTGCCCATGGCATGATTGCTCCCTGCATAAAGATGAAAACCGATATAAAAGCTATCACCTTGAATAAGATCCATCTCATTTCTTCTCTCCTACGTTAATGAACGGTAGTGCGCCTCCAGCATTCGTAGTAGGTAGCTGTCCATTCCACTTCAGGATTGCCTGATACTGAACGAATTCCTGGGTCAGACTATCCGCAAGAATTTTATTAGCTTTGGCTTGTGATTCAGCATTAATAATAATACGTTCAGCCGCAGCCTTAGCGTCCACAATTGTCTTCTGAGCTTCAGCTCGGCTCGTAGCGATTTCATTTTCGACTTTAACTGCATTCTGGGAAGCCTCAATCTTGGTGTTAATGGAATTCATTACTGAAGGTGGTAATACAAAGCTACCTATCAGGTAAATCTTATCGACATTAATCCCGTTGGCTGCTGCTTCCTTGATGACAATCTTATTTACGCCCGTGATGAACTCTTCTTTCTTAAGACCATAAATCTGGTCAACGGTCATGCGACTTGCGACTTCATTCATGGCATCACGAACCATATTATGGAGGAATGTATCAGTGATTTCATCTATCCCAAGACGATACTTTGTAAAGACTTTAACAATATTATCTGGCTCAATCTGATAGGTAATCCCTGCGTCTGTGGTGATGGTCAGACCTTCTGAAGTCTGCATGGTAATGGCTTGAGCTTTAGTCCAAGAACGGTTCTGTAAAAAGGTTGGAAAGAGATACATTTCCTTGTTCCATCCGAGATAATAACGCCCTACTCCCACTGATTCTTCAGATACTCCTTTCTCACTGCCGTACAGATTAACGATTACGCCTCGATAACCTGCTGGCACTCGGTCACAGGCTGCCAGACTCGCTGCTAATAGTGCTAATCCTGCTAATTTCCACGTCCTTTGCATTTCTTTTCCTTCTGTTGGTTTTCGGTTTCTTTGGATTTCTGATGAGGTAGGGGTCTTCATCGTCAGGCATTAGTTCACCTTCAGTCACAGTTGCAATCTTGAATTGTTGCTTCCACGGGATATAACCTTGTTTCTTCCATTTGGTCATATTCTGTGATGCGATATCTATGGCTCGGCAAGCTTGGTTCAGATTGCCAAACCACGCGATAACTTCGTCAATAGTCATTGGCTCTCTCCGGTCAAATTTATACCTATTATAAGCTAAACCCTGTTTGAATTCCATCATTGATTTAAACCTGAGTTTCATACACAATGTACCTTTCCAGGGAGGAAAATTATGCTAACGGATGAGCAACGAGCCAAGAGGCACGAAGGGATAGGTGCGTCTGATACACCTATCATTATGGGGTACTCGACTTACAAGACTCCATATCAGCTGTACTTAGAAAAGACGGGAGCAATCGACTCCAGTGATGAGATGACTGAGCAGCAATATTGGGGTAATGCCCTTGAGCCTCTCATCATCAAACGATTTGCTGAAGAAAACGATGTGCAAGTTACGTTCCCAGATACGGTTTATCACCCTGACCACCCTTATATATTTGCCAATCTGGATGGGTGGATTGAATCTGAGAATGCTGTCATCGAGGCCAAATCAGCCAATAGTTTTCAGCGTAAAGAGTGGGACATGGCACTTACGGACGGTATTCCTCTCGTGTACCTTATCCAGGTTGCCAAGCAATGTCTTATTACGAATGCCACACGAGGCTACTGTGCTGTGCTCATCGGGGGAATGGAATACAAGCAATTCATCTACGAGCGAGACGCAGCACTAGAAGACTTAATCCTTAAGGCTGATATTGAGTTCTGGCATTGTGTCCAGAATAAGATTGAACCCGATCCACTTAACACTTCTGATTGTCGATTGAAATTCCCTAAGCCACATCCAGACAAAATTGCCAATTCCAATTTCAGGACTATGAATGCCTTAGTCGGCCTCATGAATGTTAAAGCTTCAATCAAGGATTTGAATGAGCAGGAAGACAAGCTGAAGATGGAATTAATGTCACACATGGGAGACGCTGAGTATCTCATGGGTCAAGAAGGGGAGTTGGTTGCCACATGGAAGGCGACCAAGAAGGGTACGAGGGTATTTAACATTAAGTGAGGGATCACATGAGCACTACAGAACTAGCACAAGTTCCCGAGAAATCGCGGCAACTCGATCACATGAAACCAACACGCTTGGAGGACAGTCTATACTCCAAAGACTTGGCACCACACTATATGCAGCTGGCGACTAAGCTTGCTTCTAGTGATTTAATCCCGAAGTCATTCAGAGGCAAGCCACAAGACTTGTTCATCTGCTGGGCTATGGGCTATCAGGTGGGTCTTACGCCAGAGCAATCACAGCAATGTATCGCAGTCATCAACGGCAAACCTGCCATGTGGGGTGATGATATGTTAGCACTCTGCATGAGCCACAAAGACTTTGACGACATCATCGAAACTCCAATCGTAAAGAATGACTCCATCATCGGCTATAACTGTACTGTTAAGCGCAAAGGACGTGCTGATAAGGAGAGCATATTCACATTGGATATGGCTAAGAAAGCCGGATTATTGGCGAAGGGTGGAGTATGGAATCAATACCCTGAACGCATGTTGAAACTTCGAGCTAGAGGATTTTGTCTTCGTGATGCTTTCCCTGATGCTTTAAAGGGTATTAAGCCACGAGAAGAAGTAGAAGATTACATTGATGCAGATTATACGGTGACTGAGCGGAAAGGTTCACGGACTGAGCAGTTGAAGAAGGACATTCTCACGAAGCAAGGAGTTAGCAATGTGGACTTGGTTTATGGATCGGTGGCGGTTGCGGAGCATAAAGTCACTCTCGAAGAAGCTCAACCAGACGAAGAATCAAAAGAAGCGGTTACGATTAGCGACAGCTCGCCTGACCTGCATTCTGAAATTGAAAGACTTATCGCTGAGAAACAGTTTACTGAAGACAGGTTAGAGAAGGCATTAGCTTACTACGAAGTCAGCAGTATTGAGGAGCTACAACTAGAAGCGCAACATCATTTTATTAATCAATTAATGAAACTATAAGGATATATCATGGTTAACCAAGGAACGGTTTTGGGTAGAGTAGGTAAGATTGAGAATAAGACCACCTCATCTGGAGTAAATATTAGCAATGTAAGCATCGTAACCTCGAAGAAGTTTACCAAGAATGGTGAGAAAACCGAGAAGGTTACATGGCACAATGTAACGCTCTTCAATAAGCTTGCAGAAATTGCGGAGAAGTATGTGAGTGTGGGTGATTTGCTCTATATCCAAGGGGAAATGGACAACCAGAAATACACTACTCAAGACGGTCAAGAACGCGTAAAGCATTTTATCATAGCGCATGAGCTGAAATTGATGCCGAAATCGAAAGAACATGCAGCAGCTCCTAAAGAGAAACCGTATGATGCTGGAATCGAAGATGACGAAATTCCATGGTAATTACTGGTTAAGATAATCTTTCATGGTGTTGATGACCTCCTCAGCACCATAACAAATCTCAGCTCTGTAGCCCACATCCTTCATCCGCTGCAAGAATGCTTTCTGCTCAGCACTGGGTCTTCCTATCTTAGACTTCACCTCAATGAATAGGCCGTGAAATCCTCCACAAGGCCATGCCATGAAGAGATCGCTTGCACCCTTAAGTACGCCCATCCTCTTCATAATGTAGCCAGCATAGTAGGTAGCCTTGCGCTCATTGCCGATATGTAGCGTATTTTCTGCTATCTTCGGGTGCTGTGCTCGTAGCCAATCCATGGCTGCTATTTGTTCATTAGATTCAGAATGCCTTTTCTCTGTCATCGGTTAATCCTTTAACCAAATTGAGTTATAATCACTATATCATATCTATCGGCCAATACTAATGAATAAAGCGGAAAAGTTGTTCCATAAAAATACTATCATTCCATCAGATAAGAATAGTTGCTGGATTTATACTAAAGGAATCTCAACTGGAGGATATGGAAATTTAAAGGTGGG